AAGCGCAAGCAGCCCGAGGTGGTCATCAACCGCATCCGTGTGGGCGTGAACGGCCTGCTGGGCATCGTGGAGCAGTCGCGCACCGACCCGCGCGCCTACATGCGCAATCCGCCCGACAAGGACGAGGCGCAGCCGCAGGCCACTCCGGTTCCGCAAGTCCCCGGCCAGCCGCCGCAGGAGCCGCCTGAGAAGCCGCTGGACGCGGGCGACGTGGCGACCATGACGCTGCGCTACATCTCCGACCTCAACCGCTTCGGCGGCATCAAGCGCGACGTGCTGAAGAACGTCTGCGTTCAGGGGACCGGGGCGTGTATCACCGAGATCGACGGCGAAGACGTGCTGGTCACCCAGGTTCGCTGGGAAGAGTTCTGTTACGACCCCCGCTCGCGCCGGGAGGACTTCAAGGACGCTCGCTGGCTGGGCGTCGCCAAGTGGATGTATGCCGACCAGGTTGCGGCGGTCTATCCCGAGTTCCGCGACGCGCTCAACGACTTCGTGTCGAACGGCGACGTTGCCGGGTTCGGCGCATGGGACTCAAGCTGGGAAGATCGCCCCGACAACCTCACCCCGTGGATCGACCGCCAACAGCGGCGCGTCATGGTGGTGGAGATGTATTACCAGGAGGCGGTGAAGTGGCGCCGCTGCGTCTTCTATGCCGGCGGCGTGCTTGAGGAAGGCGACAGCCCCTACGTCGATCCCAAGGGCCGCCCGACCTGTCCGATCGAGGCTATCAGCGCCTACGTGGACCGCAACAACAACCGTTCCGGCGTGGTCCGGGACTGGCGCGGCCCGCAAGACGAAATCAACATGCGGCGCTCCAAGCTGCTGCACACGCTCAACTCGCGCCAGATCCAGGCGACGAGCATGGACACCCCGCCGGTTGACATCAACACGGCCAGGCAAGAGGCGGCGCGGCCTGACGGGGTCCTGCCGCTGGGCTACCAGATCGTGCCGACCGCTGACATGGCGGCCGGGCAGGCGAACCTTCTGGCCGAGGCCAAGGGCGAGATCGAGCGCCTGTCGCCCAACCCCGCCAACATCGGCCGCGCCAACATGGACGCCTCGGGCCGAGCGCAACAGGTCAGGCAGCAGGCCGGCCTGACGGAGCTTGCCCCGCTTCTGGGCGCGTTCGCCGATTGGGAGCTGCGCGTCTACCGCCAGATGTGGAACCGCGCCCGCCAGTTCTGGAAGGACGCCAAGTGGATCAGGGTGACCGACGACGAGGGCGCCCCGCAATACGTCCGCATCAACGAGCCGACCCCGCCGACCGTGCAGATGGTCAACGGAATGCCGACCATCGTCCCCGGCCAGCCGAAGAACCACATCGCCGAGATGGACGTGGACATCATCGTGGACTCCGTTCCCGACACCTCCACGCTTGAACAGGAAATCTTCGCCGAGTTCGCCAAGCTTGCCGCGGCCTATGGCCCCCAGGCCGTGCCGTTCGACGTGCTGGTCAAGATGTCCTCGATTCCGAAGAAGCAGGAAATCCTGGACGCGCTGGAAGCGGCCCAGGCCAAGCAGGGCGCCGGCCAAGCGCAGATGATGCAGCAGCAGGCAGAGTTGGCCGTCAAGAAGGCCATGGCCGACATCGCTGAGACCAACTCGAAAGCCCTTCTGAACGAGGCGAACACCCGCCTCAAGGAAGTGGAGATCGTGGAGACGGCCATGGACGCGCACATGCGCGCCAAGACCCCTCAACCGCCGCCGGGTTCGGGCGACTACGGGCTCTCGCAGCCGCAATCTGCGTGATGGGACGCCGCCACTACGGGCGCTGACGCGACGCCGGCGACACGGGCGAAGGAGACGAGACGATGCCTGACGTTATGGAAGCGATTGGGGCCGAGCTGGCCGGTGAAGCCGTGGTGGAAACGCCTGCGGAAGCGCCTGCTGTTCAGCCCGCCGTGGCGCCTGAGACCGCGCCCCCTGTCGAGACGCCCGCACCCGTGGAAGCTCCCCAACCGGACGCCGCGGCTCAACCGGGCCATGTTCCCATCTCCGCCCTGATGGACGAGCGCGACAAGCGCAAGGCCGCCCAGGCTGAGGCTGAACAACTCCGCAGGCAAGCCGCCGAACGCAACGTCACCGCCGCCCCGATCCCCTCGGTCATGGAAGACCCCGAGGGGTTCCAGAACTACGTCCAGGCGCAAGTCCGGCAAGCCGAATGGACCTCGCGCGTCGAGCTTTCCCACCGGTTCGCGCAGACGGCCCACGGCGACGTTCTGGAGCCCGCCAAGGAATGGTTTGAGGCTGAAGCCCGGAAGAACCCGCTGCTCGCGGCGGAATTCCAGCGCAGCCCCGACCCGTTCGCCCTCGTGGTCGACAAATACCGCCAGAACCAGGCGCTGACCTCGCTCGGAGGCAAGTCCTTCGAAGACGCGGCGCGCGAATGGGCCATCAGCCAGGGCTTCGTCGCCACGGCCGGCCCCTCAGCACCCAACACGGCGACGGCAACCCCGCCGACCGCCCCACCTACGCCAACTCGCTCGCTCGCAGCCCAGACCTCCGCTGGCGGACCCGCAACGGTCCCCACCGGCAAGGGCGCGGCGTTCGACGTGGTGTTTCCATCACCGGGATAACCGATGTCCGAAACCTCCCTCGCATCCTCCAGCGCCAAACAGGTCTGGAGCACCAAGTATCTCTCCGAATACGTGCGCCTCTCGGGCTTCCTGCCCTACATGGGCCGCGCCCAGACCTCGATCTTCCAGATCCTCACTGACCTTGAGACCTCCGCCGGCGGCACGATCAACGTCCCGCTGCTCGGCCGTCTGAAGGGCGCCGGCGTCACTGGCGCCCAGGTGCTGGTGGGCGCTGAGGAAGACCTCGCCAACTGGAACGCCCAGGTGGTCATCAACTGGCTGCGCAACGGCGTCGTCGTGCCGAAGTCCACCAGCTACCTGACCGAGATCGACCTCCTGAACGCCGCCAAGCCGATGCTGAAGACGTGGAGCGGCGAACAGCTGCGCGACGCCATCATCACCGCGCTCGCCTCCATCGTGATCCCTGGCGCCACTGGCGTCTATGACACCGTGGTCGCCTATGGTGACGCGACGGCCGGCCAGCGCAACACGTTCCTGACGAACAACGCCGACCGCATCCTGTTCGGCGCGTCGAAGTCCAACGCCTCGTCCGGCATCTGGGCGACGGCTCTGGGCAACGTGGACTCCACCAGCGACAAGCTGACCACGGCCACGGCCTCGCTCGCCAAGCGCATGGCGAAGGTCGCCGACCCGCACATCCGCCCGTTCAAGACCGACGACGGCGCGGAATACTACGTCATGTTCTGTGACCCCTACGCCTTCCGGGATCTGAAGCAGGACACGGCGATGCTCGCGGCCAACCGCGATGCTCGCCCGCGCGACGTGGCGTCGAACCCGATCTTCCAGGACGGCGACATGATCTACGACGGCATCATCTTCCGGGAGATCCCGGAGCTGCGGTCCGTCGCGGTCATCGACGGCGGCAACGGCGGCATCGATGTCGCCCAGAACTTCCTCTGCGGCCAGCAGGCCGTGGCCATTGCCTACGGTCAACAGCCCACCCCGAAAACGGACATGACCCGCGACTACGGGTTCCGTCCGGGTGTTGCGATCGAGGAACTGCGCGGTCAGCGCAAGGTCTCGTTCGCCGGCATCCAATACGGGATGGTGACGGTCCTGACCTCCGGCGAACCCGACGCTTAAGGAGCGATCAGCATGGCAACCTACTCCGTCACCAACTACCTCACCAACCCGATCCCGACCCACGGTGAGGTCAAGACCACCCAGTGGCTGCACGCGACCGTGACCATCTCGGCCGCGCCGGTCCTGAACGATGTCCTGAACTTCGGCTACCTCCCGGCCAACGCCGTGGTCGTGGCCGCGATGATCAAGGCGTCGGACATGGACACGTCCACCGGCATCCTGATCGACATCGGCGACGCCGGGGACGCTGACCGCTACATCGCGGCGTCCACCGTGGGTCAGACCGGCACGGCTTCGGCTGCGCTGGCCGCCGCGGGCATCCTCTACAAGACCACGGCCAAGACGCTGGTCAAGGGCCTGATCAACACCGCTCCGACCGGCACTGGTTCGGCCGGCACGGTTGAGATCGCCATCGGCTACTTCGTGGAGGAGTAGAGATGACCCTCGTAACCTGGCAGGGCGATCCTGTAGACGCGGACGTTATCGAGCAGTTCGGCACGACCTTTCCGAAGGGCAAGGCGGTCAAGTTCGAAGGGACCGCCGCCGAACTGAAGAAGCTGGATGGGAACCCCTGGTTCCGCGTCGGCAAGGAGAAGGCTCCCGAGCCGACTTCGCGTCATCAGGTCGGCGACCCGCCCCGCGAGGCGCCTGTGGTCGAAGAAGCCCCCGCTGACGAGGCGAAGGGCTGATGACCAACCTCGACGTAATCAAGCGCGCCCTGCGTAAGTTGGGCGTGCTGGCGTCGGGGGTCGAACCCCCCGCCGACCAGGCTACCGACGCGATGGACGTTCTGCAGTCCCTCGTGCTGGAGCTTGTCGGCGGGGGCACGTTCGGCCGCCTCTACGACGTGATTACGGAGGTGGACTACACCGCCAACGAGAACGAGCGCATCCGGGCCGCTTCGGGGGTCACGGTGACCCTGCCGGACACGATCTCCAACCCGCCCGACTGGTATCCGTATGTGGGCGGCAACTGGAACGCCATCTCTCCGGGGCTGGGGTCGGGATGGGACTACGGGGCGTTCTACTCGGGCTATCCGCGCCCTCCCTACGACCGCTCGATCATCACCGTTGTGCAGGACGACATCGAGACGGTGAGCGTCTACTCGGCCCAGGTTCAGGGGTGGGTGACGATCAACGCCATGGAGCTTTCCGACACCTTCCCGCTGGTCAGCTACCTCGCCAACGGCATGGCCGCGAAGCTGGCGCTGAGCCTGTCGTCTGAGTTTGGGGTGGAGCCCACGGCCATGGTCGTGCGCGAGGCCCAGCAGTTCAACATGCAGATTTCGCAGAGGCTGGACAGCATGTCCGCCCCCACCCAAGCCGCGTATTTCTAGGAGCCGACATGGCCGCTCAATCCCCATCCTACAACCCGGAAGGACCCCACGAGCAGGTGTGGTCGCGCGCGGTCACGGCCTCGGGCGCCGCCGTTCCGGCCGGCACGGCTGCCGATCCCGTCATCAGCGCCATCGAGGGCAACCAGGTCACGCTGACCGACCGCTCCGGCACGGTGACGGCGGGCGGCACGGCGCAACAGCTCATGGCCGCCAATTCCTCGCGCCGGGGCTTCTCCGTCCAGAACAACTCCAACGGCGCCCTAACGATTTCCAGCGTGGGGACGGCCTCGACCACGGCGGGGATGATCCTGCAGCCCGGCCAGCTCTACGAGGCGCCCATCACCGGCGTTCCGACCACGGCCATCTCAATCCTCGGCGCGACCACTGGTCAGCGCTTCGACGCAAGGGAGTGGTAAGATGCCGCTGAGCGCACCCTTCACTGGTTCCAAGGCCGCCGTCTTCTCTTCCAGCGGAACCGTAGTCGTCCCGGCTGGCGTGACCGCTGCTCTGGTGACCCTCATGGGTGGCGGAGCTGGCGGCGGCGGCGGCCATGCGACGGGCGGAGCGGGGGGTGGCGGCGGTGCGGGCCACTTGGTGTCTCGGCGCGCCATGGCGGTTGCAGCTGGTGCGACCCTGACTGTTACCATCGGAGCCGGCGGCGCGGGCGGCGCGATTGGTGCGGCGGGGCCCGTTGGCGGTGCGTCAACTGTAACCGGCGGCTCGTCACCTGACATTGTGGCGCTTGGCGGCGGCCTTGGCGGAGCGGGCGGGGCGGCCAACGGCGGCAACGGCGGATCATCGGGTTTTGGTCAGGGGGCTTTGTCCTTCTTTACGGGCGGCGTTGGCGCGACCGGCGGCGCGGCGGCGGGCAGCTCGGGCGGTGTCGCCGCGTCCTGCGGCGACACCCAATCCGGTTCGGGCGGGGGCGCCGGGGCCGGAACGGGCTCTGGCGGCGGAGGCTTGGCGCGCGGGTTCACCGTCACTGGCGGAAACGCGTATGCTTCCGGCGGCGCGAATATCGGCGGCGGCGCGGGTGGCTGCGCCCCCTACGGACTTGGCGGAGCGGGCGGGGCGACCACTGCGGCTGGAACCGCTGCGGCGGCTACGGCATACGGGGCTGGTGGTGGCGGCGGCGGTCAGAACGCGGCCGGCGGTGCCGGTGCCGGCGGCTATTGCATCATTGAGTGGGTTTACTGATGAAGGTTGCGGTTCTCGAAGACGGCAAGGTCGTCAACATCATTGTGGCGGATGCGGCATTCGCGGAGGCCAATCTGGCGCAATACCGCATCCTGAAGGACGGCGAGTGGTGCGACATCGGCGCGACTTGGGACGGCAAGAAATTCATCCCCGCCGACCCTATTGAGGGCTAGCCCGTGGGAGAGAAGACCTACGCCCACATGACCGCAGTAGGGGCGTAGAGCCATGACCGCAGTCCCCCTCGGCATCTCCACCTACAAGCGCACCGTTGGCCGACAGGCGGAAATCCTGCTGGTCAACATGTTCGTGGAGAAGGACCCGACGAACCTGGTGGACCAGCTCGTGCGGCTTCAGCGCCCCGGGCTGGTCGAACACATGACCGTGGGAAACGGCCCGATCCGCGGCCTGCTGCGCCAGTCCGGAACGCTGGGGGGCGACTACTTCACCGTCTCGGGAACCGCGCTCTACAGGGCGGAGACCAACCTCGGCGTCATCCTCGGCGCCGCCCGCGTCTCCATGGCCGCCAATGACGTGCGGGTCATCATCGCCACCGGAACCACGGCCTACAGCTACACCGAGGCGACGGGGCTGGTGGAGGTCGTGATGCCCGATGACATTCCGGTGTCGTCGGTCGAATACCTGAACGGCTACTTCATCCTGACCCAAGCGGACTCCGACCGCTACTACTGGATTGCGCCGGGCGAAACCGACCCCGACGCGCTCTCCTTCGCCTCGGCTGAATACGCGCCCGACAACATCGTCTGCGTCAAGCGGCTGGGCGATGAGCTTTGGCTGTTCGGCGACGAGACGACGGAGGTGTGGGTTCCGACCGGCTCGGCTGATGCTCCCTTCCAGCGCGTTCCCGGCAGGCTCTACGACAAGGGCGCCGCATCGGCTGACGCCGTGGTCCCCGGCGACAACACCCTGATCTTCGTGGGCTCGGACGGCATCGTCTACCGCTGCGACAACCAGCCCGTCCGCATCAGCGACAACGGCATCGAAGAGCGCATCCGCCTCGGGGGCGCGCTCACCGCATGGCAATACGCCATGGACGGCCACACCTTCTACAGCCTCAACATCGCCGACCAGGGAACCTTCCCCTTCGACATCTCGACCCAGACGTGGGTGGAGTTCAACACCTACGGGCGGACCGGCTGGCAGGCGTGGCTCGGCCTTCAGGGGCCGGACGGGGTGATCGCGGGCGACGACACGACCGGCACGCTCTGGCGGCTGGATTCGACGGTCTCCCAAGACGACGGCCAGCCCATGATCCGGGAAATGACCGGGGGCGTGGAGATCATCGGCAAGCCGCAGCGCTGCGACGCCTTCAGCCTTCGCGCCATCGCCGGGTGGGGCTCGCTCACCGACGAACCGACCATGCAACTGCGCTGGTCAGACGACGGCGGCAACACCTGGTCGTCATGGCGTGAGATCGGCATGGGCCTTGAGGGCGAATACTGGAAACAGGTCGTCATCCGCAGGCTGGGCCTGATGCGGGCGCCGGGCCGGCTGTTCCACCTTCGCCTGTCAGATCCATTCGTCTACCGCGTCCAATACGCCCGGCTCAACGAGGCGTTCGGGTGATCAAGCTCCCGCGCTTCCCGCCGGGCCTTCGGGTCGCCGACGACAAGGGCCTGCCGTCCCACGAGTTCTCCCGCTGGTGGGATGACGCCATGTCGCGGCTGGAGAACAGCGTCAACGACATCATCGCCGTGAATGAGGCGCAGGACGCCATGCTCAAGGCGATCTCCTACACCGTGGGGGCATCGATCGAGGCGCTGGCCGGGACCGGCAACTCGACCATCACCATCAGCGCCCACACGCGCGTCTATCCGGACGGGTCCAGCGATCCCGTAGCGTTCGATGGGGGCTCCATCCCCGCCCAGACCTACGCGACGGCCTACTACATCTACACCGACGACCAGGGCGGAGCGGTCACCTACCTGACCACGACCGACCCCACGGCGGCCGTCAACTCCATCGACAACCCGCAACGCCTGTTCGTGGGCGCCGTCGAGACGCCCGCGGCCGATGGTGATCCGCCGGTTCCTGGAAGGCCCGCAAGCCCGGCGACGCAAGCCGCCGTGTAGAATAATCTTGCGCGAAACAGCGAAATCGGGGAAAATTATTGCGTCACGGGGGCCGTCATGATCCGAACCGAACGCGATCCGGCCTTTTGGCGTGAAGTAGCCTCCCATCCCTTGGTGGCGCCTCACGTCTTGCTGGGCCGCGAGTTCGATGTCGGGGCTGTGGCGCAGCACGCCAGCGTAACCCCGCTCGCGGCCCAGCACGGGGGCTTCCTCTTCTGCAAGCTGGACGGGCTGGGGTTCGTCTACGAGCTGCACTCGCTGTTCACGCCCGAGGGCTGGGGCCGGGAGGTCCACGGCGCCGGGAAAGAGGCGCTGCAGCACATCTTCGCCCAGGGCGCGTCGGTGATCGTCACCACCCAGACCGAGGACGGCAAGGCGCCGCCCCGCTCGTTCGGCTGGCGCGAGACCGACAACTACCGCGACACGGACATCGGCAACGCCCGGTGCTGGTTCCTGACCGCCGAGGCATGGCGGCTTTCACCGGGAGGCCGTCAATGCCGGCAGTAGCAGCGGCGGGCCTCAGCCTCGCCGGGTCCATCTACTCGACCTCGCAGGCGAACAACGCCGCCGACAAGGCCGCCAAGGCGCAGAACAAGGGCGCCCAGCAGGCTATCGCGCTTCAGCGTGAGCAGTTCACCCAGGGGCGTCAGGACCAGATGCCGTGGCTGGTCACGGGATCTTCCGCGCTCGCCCGCCTCGCCCAGACCTACGGGCTCGACTACCAGGACTTCAACCCCAACCCCGTGGCCGCTCCCGCCGCGCCCGCTCCGGCCACCCGGGGCCGGGGCGCGTTCGGCAATGGGGCCATTGGAAACGCCGCTTCCGAGGCTGCGCCCCCGAGCGCGACCACCACGCCCGCCGCTGATCCGGCCGACGCCGCGCCGTCGTCAGGCTACCATCAGGGAACCGGCACGGGCGACCTCTCCGCGTTCTTCACCTCGCCGGACTACCAGTTCCGGATGCAGGAGGGCTTGGCCGGCGTCGATGCCGGGGCCGCTGCTGGCGGAATGCTGGATTCCGGGGCGACCCGAAAGGCTGAGATCGCCTACGCGGGCAACCTGGCCTCGGGTGAGTTCAACAACTACGCCAACCGCCTGCAAGCCCTCGCCGGGCTGGGGCAGGGGACCGGCGCCAACCTCGCGGGTCAGGGCGCGGCCTACGCCCAGAACGTCGGCAACATCTACCAGTCCAACGCGGACAACCGCGCCTCGTCCTACCTCGCCCAAGGCCGCAACAACGCCAACCTCGCGGGCTCTGTCGCGGGCATCGGCTCCGGCCTCATCATGAACTGGCCCCAGAGCGGGGGCGGGTGATGGCCGACTACAGCACCATCGTCATCGACCCGCTCAAGCAGATCGGTGCGGGGCAGGAGTTCACCAACCGCCTGTTCGACCAGCAAGCCTCGCAGACGGCGGGCCGGGCCTATGCGTCCGGTGACTACGCCGGGGCGCGAACGGCGCTGGGGGGCCGTGGGGATATCTCGGGCGTCAACGCGGTCACCGCTGGCGAGAACGCCGCGACCGATCGTGCAACCGCCCAAGCGTCCGCGCTGGAGGCCCGCGCCGCGGCCGACCGTGACCAGGCCATGAAGTTTATCAGCCAGGCCGCAAAGCTTCTCAAGGGCGTGCGCGACCAGGCTGGGCCTGAAGCCATGCTGCGCGAGTATGACGGCCTCGCCCCGGTGTTGGCGCAGATCGGCACGCCCGAACAGGTGTCCCAGTTCCGCCAGACGCTGGCGAGCAACCCCGGCGCCCTTGAGGCGATCCTGCAGGCCTCTGAGGCCGACGTGAACGGGGTGGTCGTCAACCCCGGCGGTTCCCTGCGCGACCCGCGCACCGGGGCGGAGCTTTACACGGCGCCCTTCGCGCCGCGGACTGAAACCGTTTCGCCCGGCCAGACGCTCGTGGACGTGACGCCGGGAGGGCGCTCTCCCGCCGGCCGCCCGCCCGCTGGAGACCTGTGGTCGCGCCTGATCCAGCAAGAGAGCAGTGGTGACCAGTCTGCGGTCTCGCCGCGAGGCGCGTTCGGTCGCGCCCAACTGATGCCCGACACGGCGGCGCAGATCGCCCGCGAGATGGGCGACCCTTCGCTTGCTCAACGCGCCCGCACCGACCCCGCCGTCAACGAGCGCATGGGGCAATACTACCTCAACCAGCAAATGCAGCGGTTCGGCAACGAGGCCGTGGCGCTGGCCGCCTACAACGCCGGGCCGGAGAAGGCTGCGGAGTGGGTTCGCCGGTTCGGGATGCCGCAGCCGGGCCAAGAGGCGCAGTGGGCCGCCCAGATCCCGTTCCCCGAGACGCGCCAATACGTGACCAACATTCTGGGGCTGGACGGCCCCGGCGATGCGGCCGGGCCGCGCGTTCTGTTCCAGGCTCCGCCCAAGGAAGAGCCCGGCTACACCATGCTCACCGCTGAAGAGGCGCAGGGTCTGGGCCTTGACCCCGGCGTGCGCTACCAGCGGTCCCCCACCGGCCAAATCACGCCCGTTGGCGGACAGGCTCGCGGCAACCTTCGCCCCATCCCCGTGGCGGCGGCGCGTGGCATCGTGGAGAACCGCAGCCGCATCGGTCAGGTGGATCGCGCCATCGCGTCGGTGCGGTCCTACCCGGACGCGTTCGGCCCGGCCAACTATCTGGGCGGCGACGTGGTGCGGCAATACACCGACCCGCAGGGCGTGACCGCCCGCGCCCAGGTGGCGGACATCGCCTCGATGGAGATCAAGAACCGCTCCGGCGCCGCAGTCACCATCAGCGAGTTCCCGCGCCTTCGCCCGTTCATCCCCATGCAGACGGACAGCCCCGCGACCGTGGAGCGCAAGCTCGCCGGGCTCAGGGCGGAACTGCAGGCCATGAATGAAGAGGCGGAAGCCTTCTACAGCGAGGCCAACGGATATCGCCCGGCCGCCCCATCGACGGCGCAGGCCAACGCCCCCAGCCGTCCCCAGCTTCCCGCCGGCAACCCCCGCCGTGCGCCCGCTCGCCCCCGTGGGGTTCCCGCCGACGCTCGCCAAGGCGCAGACGGCGGCTGGTATACGTCCGACCCTGCCCGGCCGGGCAAATACCTGAAGTGGCCGTAGATGCCACAGCCCGTCGATTACGACCCCTTCGCCA